TAGTATTACCTGACCCCCTGAGTTGAGTGAGCAACTCTATCCTACTATCCACATAACACACCGTAGTCATTTCTGAAAATGCGTGGTCGTAAACGTGACCATCGAGGCCGTTTTATTAGAGCCACTGTCGTTGGTGCCGGACGTGCCATTAGATATGCTGCCGGAGTTGGCTCTGGCTTTGCTGGGCTTGCTTCTAGTTTTGCCCGAACTCGTCGTAATCGAATGACCTCTGGTCAAGGAGTTACCTTTGAAAATGATCGGACACGTATCTATCGTCGTAAAAGAGCACCTGCGCGAAAACGTCGTCGCTGGCGAAAAATCCTACGAGTCAACAACGCTGTTGACCAAACCAAACTGGGAACCAGAACTATTTTGTTTAATAAGAGCCAAACTTATGGAAACTCTACTGCTGGACAACATGGTTTAGCATGGGCTGCCCTTTATGGAGCAAACTCTGCCAATTCTGTCTTAAATGATCTTCGAGCTATCTGGTCGAACGAAGCCCTCAATCAGAACCCTACCGCAGGTGGAGGACCAACGTCTTATAACAGCACGAAAATGTTCTTTAAGTCTGCTGTACTGGACATGACAATCCGAAACGTCTCATCTGTCGGAGATGATATAACATCACCTGCTGATGTACCCCTTGAACTTGATATTTATGAAATGTCTTCAAAATGCCGAATGGTAGAAAATGATGCTGGAACTGCTCTTAAACAGTGGAACAACATCCCTGAAACCTTTGACGAAGCCCTTGACAATACCTTTGCTATTGACGGAGCTGGAACGAAGTGTGACCTAAACCTAAGAGGTGTAACCCCTTGGGAAAATACTTTTGCTCTATCTCGATACAAATACAAGATTCATAAAAAAACTAAATACCGGATCGGTCGTGGTAATTCTATCACTTATCAATTCCGAGACCCAAAGAATCGGACTACATCCCATAATGCCCTTGGAGACCTAGCAGGATTCAACAAACCTGGCTGGACTCATAACTTATTGATCGTCTATAAATCTGTACCCGGCTATTCAGTCGGAACAGCACCTACTGATATTCAGGAACGAATTGAAATCGGATATACTCGCAAGTATACATACAAAGTCGAAGGACATTCTGATGCACGAAGTTTATATATTAACTCGTAACATCTTTAAACTCCTTAAATCTCGTAAACCTTGAATGAAATCCCAAACTTGGTAAATAATGCCACTTATCTACTCTTCTTTCAAATGCAGGAAAATAACAACTGTCGCTGTTATACCACTGATCAGGACACTTATTAGTAGTAAAAATAATGGTTTTTGCAACAAACTGGAGCTGGCCTCCCTTACTTTCAACAAGCAACGGGTACCTGTCGCACAATCGTAACAACAAGTCGAATGGCAACCACCCGTAGTATTCGTCGATAATGACGGTCTCATGCCCGACGTATCCATCCCACCATTTACTTCTTTGCTTCCAATATGCTCCCGGATATTCGTCCATTGCCCACTTGGACTTCCCGGTTCCGGTAGGTCCATAGAGAACGTGTACTTCACACTCCCAATTCCTCGGTTCTGCTTTCATAGTCATATATTTCTCAAATGCCCTATAATGACGTACCCACAGATCAAAATGTTCATCTGCAATCTCTTCAATCGAACTTGATCGCTCGGACAACTTCTCTTTGATTTCCAATAGCCTCGAGTTCGTCCCACAATTCCCATTCTCGCTCGTCGCTAATGTTATCCCCCGCGAGTTCAAGCATGATGTTAAGCTGTCTGGATCCAAGTCTTCCCAAGATAGATCTCTTGAGGTCCACAGTCTCGGACGGACTAATCTGGAGTCCTCCTTGCAACAATACAGTATCGCCTGACTTCTTGTCCCCTTTCGGCGTTCCCAATGTGCCCTTCCGTTCAAGCCTTTCAGCCAACCAATCGCCCGCGGAGAGTCGATTTCCAGATAACCCTGCAAGTGTAATGTTTCCTCTTCCCCCATTTCCACTTGATACAATATCGTCTTCAGATGCGTTACAGGCCATTGTTCAGGATAATCAGTCAATTCAGGATTATTAATAGTAAAACACCAATTCCTACCAGACATTAAATTCAAAAGTGAGCGGTACTAACCGTTTACATAAAACCGTTTCTAATTCAAAATGAATGGCTACGCCGCGCAGATTAAATGCGCCAATCACCGTCAACCCCTAACCCCAGGGGCGCGGAGCGCGGGTAAGGGTAAGCGTAATGTCTTTCCTCGCAGGGGGTCAGCC